TTCAACCATTTGGTTCGATAGGCGATCTGATGCAGAGCAAGCAGAGCGCACTGCAATCCAGAACGAACGCCCGATCCACAACCGCGTGCACAAGGTCGATAACCACGCGAAGCGGATCGCCGCGCACCTGGGCGATAGCTTTTTTCTAGATCACCTCGGCATGACTAAGAGCTGCCTTCGCTTTGCAAAGGTTCAGGGCACTTTTGGCAGCAAGTGGTATCGCATGATTGTCGAGAATGCTGACGGTCTGGACATCCCGCTAGAGGCTTTCCGTTTCAAGAAAATCTCTGACGGTGATCAATGAATGTATCAGCCGTCAACGCAAGTGGTCGTGCCGCCCACCGTTCGGCAGGTCGTGACTGTCCTGCCCTCAAGGCGTGCCTTCTCAGCGTGATAGCTGGAAATGCAGCTCTCCATAAGAGTGCGCCCCATATCGCTAATCATGATGGGGCATCCCTCCGGGGTCTTAGCAGGTTCGCAAGCGGCCAAGGCGAGGCTTCCGGTCAAAATCACAGCTCTAATCATATCCATCCCTCCGATGTGTTCTGCCCATTCAATCTGTCTGGGGCTGAATTGCAACTCTGGCGTCAGTGCCGAGCTGCCGATCGAGGGCATCAGATCGCAAGCCGGGGCGTATCCGGCGTTTTCTAAGGAGTAGCCAAATGGCGAAAAAGTCAGAAGGGCAAGCGGTGCGCGAAGCATTCGACGGGCCGCAGGTCGAGCATGATGAACTGATCGATCAAATGGAAGCACGGATGCGCGAGGAACATGCGCGCGGGTCCGATGCCAGCGAGAGCGCGGCCAAGGTCAATGCTTTCATCGATAAGACGGGTCTGAACACTCAGGCGTTTTCGTGGGGTAAGACGATCCTCAAGAAGCTGCCGAAGAAAGACGGTCAGGCGAAGGCGATGGATGTGATCCGGTCGCTCAAGACAATCATTCCCATGCTGGAATCGCATGTCGGCGGGCAGGGCACGGTTGAGATGTCGCTTGGTGAGCCCGAGCCAAAGCAGGCACCAGCGAAAACCGCGACAAAGCCCAAGACTGAAAAGCCCAAAGCCAAAGCGGACGCGCCTGCCAAGGGTGATCCTGAATTGGCCGCCGATGCCGAAGACTTCGACAAGCAGGCCAGCGCGACGGTGACACCTATCAACTTCGGTGGGGTGAAATCGTGAAGCGCATCGGTTTGTTGTCATCGGCGCTGACCCTGCTCGCGGGTAGCATTGGCAGTATCGGGTATGCCCCTGCGCCACGGTCTGGTCCCAAGCCCAAGGGCGGGCAGGGTGCAGATCGGGCGGCAAAGCGCCTCAAGGCGAAGCTCAAAGCCAACCAGTCCATCCCTGACCTTCCTGTCTTCACACGCCAGCAGCGGCGGGCATTGGAGCGGGGGCACGCCAAGAAGGTTCGCAG